AAAATGAATATTAGAACCATTATAAGGAGATATTGTTACACCATTACTTAATGTTCCTCCAGTAGATGTGTTAGTAATTAAATTATACTTTGTATAATAAATAGTAGATGCTGCCATTTCGTTAGCTGACATAATCCACCAATCTCCATTTTGTTGAAATAATCTACAACCAAAAGATTTAATTATTTGCTCTATTAATTCATAATAATTTTTTTGTTGTAAATCTCTTTTATAAATATAAGTTTGGTCAAATGGCTCATTAGAAGCAGCAATGCTTCTATCAAACATTGCAGAACCAAAATAAGAACAACATTGGTATAAACTTGGTGAATTAGGAAACCCTATTGAATTTAAACCTTGAGCTAATACAGTATATAACTTTTCTAATGAATTTGATGATGCAGTATAAGGATAACTGCTATTTTTCATAAACGATAAAGCATCTATACAAGTAACATTAACTTCTAAATTACCAGTAGTAAATGGAACATTTACATAGTCATTAAACATAAAACCTCTCCATACAACATATTCTGTGCCGTTTAATGGGATTCTTGTTAATTCAACATAAAATTCCTTGTCGTTAAAAGTAAGTAAGTTTGGAAAATTATTATAATCATCTTGAGATGATAGTAAAAATGATAAATTTAACTGTGAAGATATAATAGATGGTTCTGGCTCATCACTATTAGAATTAGGTGAAATAGTTATAGAAGTAGGACTGTAATTATAAACAGAACCAGTATAAGCATCTTTATATATATTAACAAAAAGATTACTTCCATCTCTTAATGCTTGTTGTAAATTATATCTTAATCCGTATGCCATTATGCTAAACTTATATTTTGTCCTTTAAGATTTGATGCCTTTTGTGCTCTATTTACCGACAAAAGTAAGTCTTGTCCTCTTAATACAAATGTACCACCTCCGCCTTCACCAATCAAATCTTTTAATTTATCTAATGGAGCTACAACTTCTGGATTAGATTTTGCACCAGGATATTCACCCATTAAACCCATTGTAGGGCCAGATATAATACCTCCGTTAGCAAAGGCTGGTATATTGCTAGTTGGGCCGCTACTCGCACCACCACTTGTTTTATTTATTTTAGACTTTAACAATGCACCAGCAGCGACTAAAGCAATACCAGCAGCAATAGCAGCATAAGGATTACTAAATGCCTTTTTAAATGCATCCATAGCTACACCATAAGCAATTAATGCTTTACCAATCTCTTGTAATCCAGATGATAATAATTCTATAAAACCTCCAAACAAATCAACTTTTTCTCCACCTAAAGCCTTTCCAATATTTTCTCCTAATTGAACAACAGCATTTGTGGCAGTATCAGATATAATTCCATTAACCTTTTCCATTGCTGCAGCACCTCTTAAAGCAGCAGTATTCAACCCTAATAACTTAGAGTTTAACTCATCATAGTATTTTAATAAAACTGGGAATTGTCCAGTTCCAAAAGACGCAGCCATCATTACACCAACCTTAGCCATTGATTGCTTGATAAGTTCTTGTTGTCCAATAACATTATCTTTATTTAATCTAAGACCAATCTTTAATTGTTCGTCAATTAAATCTACTTGATTATCGGCAAATGTTTGCTGTGCTTTTAATTCTTCTTGGTCTCTTCTCTTTTTTTCTTTTCTTTTTTTTGCATCTTGAGCAAGTAATTGCTCTTGAAGTTGCTGCCCTATAAGAAGCATTTGATTAGAAAATTCTCTATTTACCTCTAGTTCTAATGCAGCAATTTGCTGTGGAGTATTTTTAGCATTTTTTATCTTTTCTAATGCTAATTTCTTTTCTAGTTCTGCAAGTTGTTTAGCTACATCATATTTCTTAAAAGCATCATCCTTATAAATCTCTAATTCTATTCTTTTGCTATCAATTAAACCTTGTATTACTTGTTCATTTACTAGGTTTTGTTGCTTTACTACAGTATCATCTACTTTAGGTTCTTTATTTGATTTATCAAAAGGATTATTAAATGTTTTTTTGTTAGCTTGGTCTAATATATCTTCTAATATCCTAATTTGAGTTTTAGCTTGTGTAACTTGTGTTGCTAAATCTTCAACACTATCTACACCAAATACGCTTAAAATATTAAATTTTCTTGAACCACCTTTTCTTGCTATCTCTAATGCAGCAGTTTTTTCAACTAATCCTGCTTGTAATTCCGCTATTTTACCAGAAGCATATTCTTGTAATTGTTGCTTTTTTAATGCTTCAGTATATAATTGTACTGGAATAATAGCACTCTCAATACTTGTTATTTTAGCTGCTTCTTCTTTATTAACTTGAGATAATGCTTTTTTAATATCTTTTAAAGCGTTTAATCTAACTGTTTCTGAATTGTTTAAATTTAGACCAACTCTAAGTAAACTCTCTAAATTTTGTGTATCTGAATTAGTATAATTTGCTGCTTTTCTTAATTCTTCGTTAGTAGTTAAAAGACTTTTATTAAACTCATCATTTGTCTCTTTAGCTTTAAATAAACCTGCATCATAAGCAGTTACTGCTGCAATTAATGCAGAAAAAGCAAGATACATAGGGCCAGTTGCACCAGCAACAGAACCCATTAAAGCAGGAAGGTTATTTTGAATACCTCTAAAACCATAAGGTAAATCCTGCACAACTAATGCAAGGTTTGTATATGCTTGATTTGATTTTTTAAGATTATTTGCACTATTACCTATTGCACCACCAGCTCCGTTTGCGGCAGCTTTAGTTTCTTGTAATTTAGCATTTAGATTTGTTAGATTATTTTGTAATATCTTAAATCCATTACTTGCTACATCAAATCCATTAACCTTTAATGAAACCATGTACTTCTCAAGAGTAGCTATTTCTTTCTCAATATTTTTAACACTCTGACCAAATAAATCGTTTGAAGCCCTAATATTATTTATAGTTTTACTATACTGGTCGGTGGCTTTTAATATAATCTCTACACCTTCTTGACTTGCCATTATTATACTGGTTTAATATTTTCGTATTTTTTTAAAACTGCCTCTAACTCTTCGTTAGTCATTATCCTTACTTTCTTCTTTATATTCCTTTTATCGCAATCTAACTCTAAAAGTTCTGCAGGTTTAACCTTTTTACCTTTAGGTAGTTGAATATTGATAAGCATAGTAGTTTGCCATCTTGACCTCACCCATTCTTGCTCCTCTTTATGCCTATAACCATACCAAACAAAGTCTAATTCAGCCATGGTCATCTCCCAAAACAAATGGGGAAGTATTTGACACTCCCCCATTGTATATCTTTCTATGTCAATCCATTCTAATTTTTTTTTTCTTCACCAGCCTCTGTTGACGTAGAACCAGGTTGCTCTAATCCGCTATTCATGCTTTCTGATAGTGCACCCATGATTTCTTGAAACTGAGTTCCAGAAATACCACCCATGTCATCTATCCAATCGCATACATCAATCTCCTTAAAATCTGGCGTTCTTCCTTCCTTATAGAAAGGATATTCAGCAGCAGACCTTACTAAATTAACGATAGCATCTAAAGCAGTTTCACCGCTTAAAGCTGTTCCTATCTCTGTTGGGCCTATACCTTGTAACTGACAGAATCTCTTTAAAGACCATGTGCAGAAACGCAGCGGTATTACCTTACCATCAGAAAGTGATAGGTTAAATTGTCCTCTCATATATTTGGTTTTTAGTTTATGCGTTGGTAGTCATCACTAATGCTCCAGTTCCAGTGAATGATGCAGAGAAAGTAGCTGGAGATTCCATGTCACCAGTAAAGTCTAAAGACTCAACCGCTGCAGTTCCAGTCCAAATCTTGTCACCACTTACGAAAGTAGAGAAAGTCAAAGTTACATCAGTTCTTGAACTTACAGAAGAAAATAAATCTTCTACGTTTACACCAGCAGCAGCAGATTCGATTACCGCTAAGCCATCTGTAGTTACTGACCAAGAACGAAGTCCTTGAATTTGAGCCGCCCATCCGCCACTATCTTTTGTAGTAGAATCTGGTAAGTCTGTTGATACTGATAAAGAACAAGATGTAGAGTGAGCTACAGCTACTCCACCGATTTTAACGACTAATAAAGTCCCGTTGAATACCCCAGTTGTGGCCATAATATTAATTTTTAATGTTTATTTAATTGATTCTCAATTACTTTTATTGATTTATTTTTAATCCTACTTTTTAATGCTCCATAACTTATGCCGATATAATCAGCAGCAAGTCTTTTGCTTTTAAATTCTCCGACAAAGTTACCATTCTTATCCCAAACCTTACAAGCCTTCATAAGATGGCTATTCTCTACACCTTGCTTTGCCAAAGACATTTTATCCTTAGATTCTTGACTTACTATTTTACCTTTTGTTACACTTGCCCAAGTATTACCTTTGCTTCTTTGTCTCAAAAGATTTATTTCATTTTCTGTCTTTATTCTACCTATA